GGGGCCCCCCTACAAGTTGATTACCCTTTAGGTCAATGGGGGAACGCCGTTAATATTAATAATAAAGAGAATATATTACAATACATGGAAACAACAACAAAAGTACTAGCCAGGTAGACTATCTATAACAGAATGAGAAATCCATAATGCATAATCTAGGGATGAACATAAACGACCACTGCTCAGGAGCCTGCGCAGTGTGTTAAAACCATTCACAGCTCTATCCAGATCCTCCCGCTCCGCAGTCACAGCAGATTTTCCTGGGCGAAGTCCCCTCACAGGACGCAGGTACTTTGAGCAGGGATGAGAAGCCATCCACTGCAGCCAACGCATCAGATCATTGCCGAATTGACCCTCCCCAACATGATGATCTCCCCGAATGATCTCCATGAATTGCCATGCATCCATCCCACCTGTCGCCTCTCGCGTGTACAGAGAAGTTACTCCAGTCACAAAGCTTTGGAAATCCAAGCACCAATTCTGAACCTCTTTATAGTCCTCCATTCTCCCTTGTTGAGCGCCGCGCCTCCAAGGTGCTACCATAGGAAAGGGAATGACTCCCCCTGTCATGTCTCGAAGACCTGCAAGAAAAAGAGTATCGTCTTCACGGCCCAGTCCACTGTTCACACGCCTCAGTTGCTGAACGATCACATATCTCATAAGAAGGTGGTTCACAGCATGATGATTCCAAGGATTATCAACTACCATCGCCATCAAAGCTGCCTGGTACTCATTAAGGTCCTTATGAATTCCCTCTGGCCAGAGAAGTTTCTCCAGGTTGTCACGGGTCGGCCTGATAGGTTGTCCCTCTGGAAGCCAATAATTCGAAAGAAACTTGGGCCTCCCCTTGAAGATATACTCCCACCGATGCGATCTGCCCGCTGCCTCATCAATTACCAACTCACCATCAAACTCCACCCAGAAAGCCTCGTGCATCCTCTTGGAAGTTCCAATCTTCAAGTCAGTCCCCGGCGGAAAACAAGCCTGCTTCTTGATGACATGAAAAGGAGGTCGGTGAATGAAGAAATCCTCCTCCGAAATCCCGGCTCGAAACCAATTATTCAGCACCTCCCTGATCTTCAATAATCTTCGGTCCCCAAGATCCAAATCGAACAGAGTAAGATTGTCATCACCTGCGCACATGGGATGAAAGAAGCCAGGACCATACCCAGCCTCCACACAAGCTGCATTCAGATAAAGAATATTGAGGGCGGTGTCAAGCCAGCCAGTCCAAAGAGAACCTGATGGTACCATTCCCTCGATGGTGAAAACCCCCCCACGGTCCATTACCACAGCTCTCTCAATCAAAGCTCTCCGCATCACAATCCCGTAAGCTTCCAACAACTTTCTTTCTCTGGGAGTTCTGGGGGCAAAGCAGCTCAAAACTACATCAATCACGAACTGAAGATCTTCACTCGGTCTCTCCCTGTCAAACTTGGCCCAGTCCAGCTCAATGATCACCTTCGAATCCCGCAAATACTCCCAAACTCTGTTCCAATCTGAGCTAGCCCGTATAACCTGATTCTTGAACCCACATTCTTTCTCAAGTCTCCTTTCGAACGTAACCCCAGTCAATACATTATACAGCGGGCTCGAGGCAGCCTGCTCCAGCGCATCTAGCATCATAACGGCCCTCCCATAAGGGTCACCCTTCTGCATCTTTTCCCAAGCTTTCTTCTCCGACATTAATTTAGTGCGAAAACCCAGCCTCGCAGCAAAGTAAGGAAGGCCCCGCTCATCAATTCGGCCCTGAGCGAAGTCATCATAATAACGCCACATTTCATCCTCCAACAGCTTCTTGAGACCATACTTTCCCTTCACACCAAACAACCGAAGAAAAGGACCCGCGGTCGCCTCATTATTGAAATTCTTCATCCTACAACAATCTTTTCCATCTGGGACCACCAAATCTTCAGGCAAACAGAGCGCCTCCCTCGCAGTCCGAAGAGAGAAGTGCTCCTTCAAAAGACCCCCCGGCAGCCTGAAATCGGCCTGGCTGAGCAACAACAGAGCATCACTGGACGTTCCTCCTCCACGGTACATCTTGGAATCCTCGCCCCAGCTCCTCATCGCCCCCCCACCGATAATTCTCCGGAGGGCCGCCTCATATTTAGAGCGGCTGTGGGGGATTACCCTGCCGGGCTCTCCCTGGAAATTCACGTAGACTTTCAACCTCGGATTCCTCATTATGCTGCTGTCTAGTTCTTGCGCGCGTATTCCTCGAGCCAGTACCTGAATGGGCCGGTGCCCCAGCTGGTTCTTCCTCTCTAACACGTCTCGGCTGACGAGGCTGCTCAACTCGAAACACTCCGGCCGTTGCTGCGGGAGGTGGGGAAATCCCACGGGCACGAGGGAGCAGATCTCCCGCCGCAGGGCGACCGGCCGGGACAGAAGCCAAGTCTCCACCTGCTCCAACCAACATACCCTCGAAGGATGAGGTTTGTCGCTTATTCTTATCGGCCCGAAATGCCAAAATCTTCTTCTTACAATATTCCAACAACAGCGTCCTCGAAGCATCATCCCCACAATATTCCAAACAATGCAATCTCTTAACCTTATTCCCAAAATTAGCCACAGCATACTTATCTCCACCATCATACCTTGACATAGCAACCTTCCCCTTCGCACGAGCATCGTTCTGATACATTTCCCAGGCTTCAACAGCAACATCAGCAGGATCCGGCTCACTGTAATAAGATGCGGGAGCAAAACCGGCAGCGATCTGTTCTAATCTTTCCTCCTTCCTAGCTTCCAATAACCTGATCTGCTTCTTAAGGGCCTCGATTTCTCTATCATAATTGCTCCTCTCCTCTTTGAGAACCTCGGCATAATCGGCTCTCTGTGCATTGAAAATCTGCTCAAGGACAACATCCTTCGGTTCGAACTCCCCAATAACTTTAGCCTGATATTTCTTCATCTTCTGAGCACCATGCAAAGCCTCCTGCCCCTTCGTGGTCTTCAGATAAGCTCCAAACTCACAAAACTTCTTCGTAGTGCATCTTAAAGGGCTAACAAAGAACAAACCAGTCACAGCCAACGTCAACACCTCATCAAACAAATCCATCTTCAACAGATCATCCATACTCTTCACAACGCGGTAAAACCTAGCAAAGTCATACCCACAATCAATAGCAGCAGTACGGCTGAAGATAGCAGCAGGAAAACCCTCAGCAACCAAACCAGCAGAGAGAGCAGTCAACTGTTCCTGTTCCTGATCCGGTGTCAAACCAAGAAGATGAACCTGATTAGAAGGCCCGGTACCCCCAGTCATTGCAAATAAGGCTAGAAGAAGAGGTCACTGAAGAGAAGAGATGAGCAGACGAGTACCAATGAAGGACCTGCGATCACACAAGAAAACAAACAAGTTTGCAATTATAACGGACAGAGATACCTGAGGTAAGGGCAAAC